AAGCTTCTTAAAATCTTCGGATCTTCTTTAGCTCATATTTTTCTTCCTTCAGAAGACAGTCCAATGGACGGTGCTTCTTTTTCTAAAGGGGAAGCGGTAAACGCTCTTAAACAACTTGCGATTGAAATAGACGATATCACATTTGAAAGGCTGGTTGTTGAGTTGCTTTCAGGAGTAAGAAAAGACGGAGTTGAGCTGAACGAAGGGGTTATTGATCTTGAATTTGCTGGCGAGCTGAACACACTTTTTCAAGTGATTTGGTTTGTCTTGGAGGTTAACTTTTCATTTTTTTTCGGAGAAGGCGGTATTGGGAGCCTAGCCAGAGAAGCAACACCGCCGAAGAAAGCAGTATTGAAAAGAAGCTCCACCAAGAAATAAAAGATGAAATGGCTGTTTGGAGGTTGGTATTTGAAAAAATCGCCACACTCCAAGAAATTGAAACATGTTGGAGCTTAGATGACGTATTGAGAGCCTTGGCTTTGTTGGATTGCAGAACTGAACTCCAACGTCAAAAAACAAAGGATAGGGCATGACGATCGTCAGAGAGCTGGTAACTAAACTTTCTTTTCAAGTAGACCGTAGAGGAATCGAAAACTTCAATAGGTCTATTTTAGGTCTAAAGACAAAAATCGCCTTAGCTACTACAGCAGTGACTGGATTTGTTGCTGGGGTGGTAAAAGCAGCGAGCGCAGTCAGCGACACAATTCTAGACACTTCTGATTTAGCGAAAACAATCGGGGCTACTACAGCCGAACTAAACGCCTTGCAAAGGGCAGGTGTGCAATTTCGCATTCCAAAAGAAACATTCACATCAGGAATCAAAGCCCTTAGTGACGAGATTCTAAACGCTGAACAGGGTTATGGTAATTTGTTCCAGCTAGCTAGGGACGGAGCAATTGAGATCAGGGACTCCAAAGGTCAAATGCTTCCTACTCTCGAAATCTTCATGCGTATTTTGGAAGCCATGAGAAATGTGAAAGACGAAAGATTCGGAAGGCGTTTAGGAGAAAACATATTAGGAGATCCGAACTTCTACGATATTTCACAAAATATTGAACAATTCAAAGAATTCAACAACGAATTCAAGCAGACAAGTCAAGCCATTCAACAAGCGGAAAATGACGCAAGACGTTTTGACAGGGAGTTAACCAAGTTATCCGAAACAGCAAAAGAATTCACCGTCTTAGCTTTTACTCCTCTTATTGAATTTCTCGGTAGGGCGATAACGGATGTCAATGATACGATCAAGAGTGCGAGGGAAGGTACTTTCTTTGACAAAATGCGAAGCGATCTAATGGATTTTTACCGAGATTTCGATGAAGGATTCAATAATATCTCAAGAAGAACTCCTTTAACTACAGGGCTGGCTGAACCTTTGAACAGGCAAATAAATATGAGAAACACCATAAATATCACAGTCCCTCCAGGAACAGATGAAGCACAAGCTCAGTTTATCAGGACAGGAGTAGAGCAAGCAGTAAACGAAACCTTTGATAAGAATTTTCAAAGCATCGGGGACAATTTCCCTGAGACGGAGTAAATATGGTTTTATCAATCCTTTATGGCAAAAAGTACAGACAGGGAAGCGTAGGTTCCATAGAGCTTGATGTTACTTTGAGGGAAGACCACAAGTTCAATTCTAGGGTCACAACCTATCCAATTGAAGAAGGCTCAACACTGAGCGACCACATTATCAATGAGCCAGACATCGTTGTGCTTGAAGGAATAGTAACCGACACCCCTTTAGCATTTCTTTCTCTTTTCAACCGTTCAGTAGACGCCTTTAACCGATTAATCCAGCTTCATGAAAGAAGAGAAATAGTGACGCTAGTGACGGGTCTAAAGACATACCCAAACATGACAATCACTAACATGCAAGTTCCAAGGGAAGTCAGGACTGGGCAAAGCTTACGTTTCATTATTGAACTTCAGGAAGTAATAATAGATACCTCAGTAAGACTGACAGTAAACGAAGAAAATCTGTTTGGTGGCGTCCAATCAAAAATCCCAAGAGAAATAGTAAGCACAGGCGATAATATACCATTTATACAAAATGATCCTGCAAACAGCCTAAAAGATCAAGCAACCAGCGGAACTGATTTTGGTATTCAAAGCTTAGAAACACCCAGTACTGAAAGCATTATCAAGCTGAATGAAAGCCTTGGAATTATCAGGAGATAACATGCAGATTATACCTTCAAAACAGAGCGCACAGTACAGGGAAGAAATTGAGATTGATGGGGTTAACTATATCTTCACTTTCCAATGGAACGCTTTAAACGAATACTGGTCGATGAATATTTACAACACAGAACTTGAACCCATTGTCCTTGGGATCAAGGTCGTAACACAATTCAACCTAACACAGCAGATCGTTCAAACTGGTATGCCTTTAGGCGACATCCTTTGCCAAAATGTCATTGGCGTTTTTGAGAAAATTCAGAGAAACGACATGGGGGAAACAAACGAACTTGTTTACTATGAAGAAGGGGAATTTTAGTGAGCAAATTTGATCGTGTAGCTGAATTGAAAATCCGTTTCAATAGTGGTAAACCTAACTTTAACTTGCTAGACACAATAACCATAAGAAACTTACGTATAGCCTTTCAGGTAACAAAATCCTTGTCTTGGTCTACTAATCAAGCTAGTATTCAGGTCTACAATTTAAGCCCAGAAAAGAGGGCAAAGATCAAGGATTATGCTGATGAAATCAGACTTAGCGCAGGATACGCAGAAGAAACAGGCGTCCAATTACTTTTCATTGGTGACTCCACGCAAGCCTCACACCTATACGAAAACCCCGACATCATCACCTCTATTCAATGTGGAGATGGGGAACGAATTCTTAATCAGAGAACTATCTCAGTCTCGTATGGCGAAAGAGTCTCTGCTCGCACGGTTATTCAAAATGTTGCTGACCAAGTGGGCTTTAATATCGGCTATTTCGCTCCTTCTGCTGACGTTGTGTATAAAAACGGTTTTCAAGATTTAAACCTCGCAAAAAACATCATAGACAAAGCCACAAAGAAATTGGGGCTTACTTGGTCTGTCCAAAACGGAAACTTGTATATCCTTCCATTTCAAGGTTCTACGCAAAAAACGCCAGCAATAATCAGCCAAAATACAGGAATGATAAGTACACCGCAACGCTATACCTATAAGCGACTGGATCTTTGGCGTGCTGGACCGAAACAAGGATATAAAGTGAAAACCCTTCTAAGACCCGAAATTCTTCCTGGGGATAAAGTCCGTTTGGTTTCACAACGTATTGACGTAGATCAGATTTTCTTTGTGGACGCAGTTAAGCATGTCGGGGATACTTGGGGAGAATCTTGGTATAGCGATTGGGAGCTTGTAGAACTATGACAACACCGACAGACATCATTAGACAAGCCTTTAATTCTATGGCTTCACAAATGCACACATGCCTTCCAGGGGAAATTGTTTCCTACGACTACACAAAGCAAAAAGCTAATGTAAAAATACTTCTGAGGAAACAGCTAAAAGACAGTGAAGTTTTTACCTATCCTGAGTTAACGAATGTCCCTGTGATTTTTCCAAGAACAAGCGAATTTTCTATGCACTGGCCACTAAATTCTGGTGACAATGTTGCTTTGTTTTTTTCTGAGCGTTCCTTGGACGATTGGTTAAATGCTGGTGGAACTGTCACACCTTTAGACCCAAGGAAATTTGACCTTTCAGATGCAATTGCGATTCCTGGGTTGTACCCTTTTAGCGAAACAAGCCCAGCAGAAGACAATGAAAACTTCATAATCAACTTCGGTTCAGCTAAGTTTAAAATGGCTCCCGATGGTACATTTTGTTTTCATGGGGCAAGCGAAGAGTTGATGAATATTATAGATGAGCTTTTTACTCTTCTACAAAATACAACCGTTAATACAAGCCTTGGACCTCAGCCTTTTTTGAATGTTTTAAGCTATACAGCTTTACAGGCTAGATTTGAGACTTTGAAAGGAGATTGCTGATGGCTATGAATGGTGACACTTTAGCGGAAGAAATTGCAGATGCAATTTTAATAGCTTGTGCCTCTGATCCTGATATCACGTTTTACCCAACAGAAGAAACTATTTTAG